CACCGGACTTACTACTCCGTCCTATACAGTGGCGAGTGGTACTGCTGCAGTTCCTAATGCCAAAGCGTTTGTTGTCACCAATCTTGGTGGCACGCAAACCGGCGTTGAGGTACATACGGCATCCAACCCGTTCGAATTGACCATGTACCGGCCCCTTGTTTACAAGGCGCTGGGTGATCTTTCGGCGGGCGTGCCTTCATCGTACCCCAAGAATGTTTACTCGGTCGTCACCCGTAAGGGTATTGAAGTCTACACAGGCATTCGGCGTATCATGACGATTAAAACCGTCTTTGATATTCCTGCCGGTGGAGAAGTCATCGATCCGGAAAGCATTTCGGCAGCTCTCGTAGCTCATGCGGCCCTTCTGCATGTGAATGCAGCGGCAATCCGCGACTCGCTCATTACGGGTGCGATTTAATCGCACCTTATGTTCCTCTTCATTGAGGTTCGTATGAGGCTACTTCGGCGTTTCGCTAAGTTCCTGATTAATCTCAGGTACCGACGTGAGCGCCGAAAGTAGTTAGAGTAAGAACTAACATCAGCCACAAGCTAACAAACTGATATAAAAGGATAGTAAGACATGACGATCAACCCACGTGCTCTTTATTCCGACCTCCTTAATGACCTGACCGATCATCTTATGAGGATCGACTCGAGTCCAAAAGACACTCCTTTCACCCTAGGCTTACGCCGCTGGGCTAAGGAAGCTGCGCTTATGTTCAAGAGCGATAATCTCATTGGGTTATCTGTTGATGAGGTCGCATGTCGATCATTGGCCCAATCTTTCCTGAAGAAATTCGTGGAAATGAAGGCCCCTGATGCAGACGTGCGTGCTTTATCGAAGTTCCTTCACGCTAATGAAGCGTGCGCGAAATGGTCAGCACAACGTGACTTGTTTTCTTGGCAAGAAGAGCTCGTCGGATCATTGAAGATGGAGTTATCCAAATTCTTTGACCACGATTCGTTCTTCGAGTACAAGGATGTCTTCGACAACGGAGACTTAGGACCAGGGGTTAACCTCGGATCTCGCGGTACAGATTTCTATACCAAGATGTTCGATGGTCCCTTGACCTGCACAAGTGCTCATCTGTATTCGCTTTACAGCGCGTACAGCAGGACTACACAACGCCACCGCTTCGCCGAGAATCGGCGGACCAAGCGGTACGGCGCGTATAGTCTCGTCAGAGGTAATCGCCTTAGTTACGTTCCTAAGAAC